ATGTTAAGTGACTCAAAAATTAGAAGTGCAAAACCGAAAGAAAAGCTTTATAGGCTTGGTGATTCCGATGGTTTGTGTGTTGAAATAAAACCTAATGGCAAGAAGTATTGGCGCTATCGTTTTCAATGGCTCAAAAAAACACAAATGATGAGCTTAGGTGAATACCCTATTGTGGGATTAGCTGAAGCCCGTACTAAAAGAGATGAAGCTAAATCTTTAGTTGCAAGCGGTATAAATCCAGTTGAAGAAAAAGAAAACCAAAAAAAGGCTAAATCTGATGAGTATGACAATAGGGTTCTCTTTAAACATGTTGCTGCAGAATATAAAGCAGAAAAATTAAATAATCGTTCAGAAAGGTATCAAGAAGCTTTTCAACGCGCCTTAGATAAAGATATTTTAAAAGTTATTGGTGATAAGGATATTAAAGAAGTCACCTCAGCAGACGTTTTGACTATCATGAAAAAGACGATTGCACGAGTTAAGCGTCAAAAAAACCATGGTACTGGCGAAGTGTCAGCAATTCAAAATCGTACTTTTATTGGCGGCGTAATGCGTTATGCAATCGCCACACTTAGAGCCGACTATGATCCAACCTATGCCGTTAAAAACGTTGTAGAACGTCCCGAAATAGAACATGCCAGACCCATGGAAAAATATGAGGCTGTGCAACTTAGAAATAAATTAAATAGCTATGGTGGATCTACTACAGTTAAAAATGCTGGCCTTGTAATGCTCTACTCTATGCTCAGGACTATCGAGATCCGCCGCATGAAATGGGAATATGTTGATTTTGAAGCTAGAACAATTACATTCCCAAAAGAGATGATGAAAAAGAAACGTATTCATATCGTTCCTATGTCTGACCAAGTTTTTAATATTCTTCAAGAACAGCGCAACATTGTAGGTAATCGTGAATATGTTTTTCCAGCCATCTATCAAGATGGGATGCTCTCCGCTACTACAATGAATAAAATGCTCGATTACATTGGCTTGTCTGATGTCACTGCTCATGACTTTCGTGCCACTGCATCAACCTTGTTAAATGAAAAGGATTACGATGACAAATGGATTGAAAAACAATTAGCGCATGCAGATGGTAATAAAACTAGGGCCACATATAACCATGCCAAATATTTAGAAAGCAGGCGAAAAATGCTACAGGACTGGGCTAATATTGTGGATAGCTGGGCGGTTTAACCGCCTTGCTTCTTCTGAAAATTCCACCAGACTTTTTTATAATAAACTTCGTCACGCAAGAAATTAATTTTTAATTCGTTGCCATTGAGGTCATAAATTTTAGTGACCTCTCCTTTCTTATCTAGATCTGCTAATAGATCTGCAACGCGAGAATATGCATGATAATGAATTTTGATTAACTGTGAAGACATAACAATAATTCAAAGTAATTTTAATAATGATACATCAATCCATCGTTCAAGTAAGTTAAGTGTATTGCGCAAATTTATGCTCATATTTGCTTAATATTGATATTTTTGCGCAAAATTATTCTCAGAAGAAAAAGGCTATTTTAATTACTCTTCTATTTTTTGATACAAAATGCCAATCAAACATAAATGTTATTTTTTCTCTAGTTACTATTTTTCAATAACTTAAATTAATATCGAGAAGTTGGCCAAATACTGCAGCTGCTTTGGCCAACCTTAGGTAGTTGGTACAAAATGTCAATTAACAACACACTGTACGCAAATGCTGACTCTAATATTATTTTTGATCGTATGGGCTGTGCAGCCCGATAATAGAATACACAGCACAGTAATAATCGAAGCAAACTTAGTTCGCTTACTGTGAAAGATTTTCATGCTAGCCGATCCGGTTAGCAATCCAGCCATAGAAAAACTGTTCCTGCTTTGGATTACGCTCACAGATTTCAATGTAGCGTTGCCCTTGCATAATATTGAGCACTCGCACCAGAACCTTCTCACCTTCTTTCCCACGTTTTGACAAGTATGTTTTAAGGGCACCTAGCGTTGCTGAGCCATAAACACCATCAACCTCTAAATCTGCATATCCAGCTTTACCTTGGTTATTAAGCAAGTTCAAAGCTCGTTGTAAAAGAGGTTTTGCAAATCCGGTACCGCAGTTCACACCAGTATCTAAAAGCTCTTCAGCTACAGCAGAAGAAACAGCATTTACTTGGTCAAATCGCGGAGCTGTCCAATACTGCTTCTTGTAAATCGCTTTAGCCACATCAAGCGGTAAATCTCGCATATTGCCTTTGAATCCATTTGCTCGAGCAACTGCTTCAGTAATTCCATACTTAGTTGCACCGCCCCGATCAGCTGGGTTATTTACATACCCGCCTTCACGCTTAATTAATTCATCAAGATATTTTTCAATATTCATTTCGGTTTCCTTCAGATATAAAAAAACCGCCCGAAGGCGGTATTAACTGTTTTCAATGTCTTTTCTGGCATTCTTAAACTCTTTGATCACTTCAACGATCGTTTTACCTTCCTGTTTATCTATAAAATTAAAAATCCAACGGACTAAAGCCCAACCGGGTAAACCACAAACAAAGAAGAACCCACCTAGAGCAATCATCCCCCATACATCAGTAACCCATTCATGAAGTCCCCACTTCACAATAATGAATGAGCCGCCAGCCAAACTTGATACAACCGTACAGATCAAACCAACTGCCCACTCTTGTGGTGAGCGTGGCATACGAGTCATTAATACAACTGCTGCAACCAAGCCGACTGCTAAAGTCACCATGATTGCAACCCCATATAATTTTAAAAGTGCTGTAAAACCGCTAGTGGAAACTGGTTCCATAAATTTCTCCAGATATTTCAGACAATAAAAAAGCACCCGAATTGGGTGCTCAAAGTTTTTTTAAAGTTTAAAGGGTTTGTAAGATTTTCCCTCCGTTAATCAATTGAGTTGTTAGCGGTGCCACCCCAACAATTGCAGGTCCACCCGGCCCCGGCTGACCTTCAGTTGTGCCATGGTATTGCCAATTCCATGTTCCATCATTGGTGGACTTGGTACCACGTTCGCCCCAGTTTCCGCCATCGCCTGATAATGGAGATCCATAACGGTCATTTTGGGTTCGATAACCTTTACCGGGTACCGAAGCTTCAGCATCAGTGATTTTCATAACCAATAAATAACTCTCCAGATAGAGGCGATAATCTTGTGAGTCATTTGAAATCGGCTGTCCAGTCATGACCCGACCAAATGGTGCTCCAGCACCACCGGGAATTCCCTGAACCCCATAAGATGATCCAGTGTAAATACCACTTGGTGTTGCTCCACCACCTGAGCCGCCTCGAGCTAACGTCCCTCCATCGATAATCAGGTTTAGTTTGCTGTGCCGGTTCAACAAACCGGGTGCTCCCTGAAACCCATCACGGCGGGTTTTGGTAAAATTGAAGTCAGAATCTTTTTCCCAATCTCCGTAAGCTAGATGTGGCAACCCGCCATCTCCACCACGTCCAACAACAGCACCTTTAATAGTCAAATTTACCACGAGATCAGGTGGGAACTCACCAGTATCAATAGCAGGTAATTCTGATGCAGCTGGAACGATATACTCTCGTTTTGCAGGACTAGACTTATAGTCGAATTTATAGACAAATCTGGTTTCCGGTCGATAAGAACTTGAACTTGAAACCAGTGCACCTGCTTCAACTACAAAACTGATTTCTCCAGTCGTTGGCAAATCCCCTCTTTGCATTTGATACAAACGAGCCAGATTTATATCTAGCTGGTCATATCGAATGTAAATCGGTGAATCATCTACCGGCACGTCAATAAAGTCCTTGTCATTGAGGTAATAACGTTCATCGTAATTAATTGCAGTAATGGTATTAGAGAACTGGTCAGCCGGTTCTCTTTTTGCAACCAGATAAGGCAGTGAGCCTTTGGTATCGTCATTAACCACCGTATAGATAGTATTCACAAAATCATCAGGACTTAGCTTTAATGCACCGTTCGGTAATCGGCCTAAAACTACCTTGTTCTTGGCAGATCCTGCGGTAACAGGAATAAGGTCCACGGTACCATCCCCCATTTGCAAATAAATCACATAACTCTTGCCTGCAATAAAATCTACATCATGGCTTAAAGTCAGGATTAAACCCTCTTGCTGCACCACCTCACCGCTTTGATGAATACCATTGCGATAATCCGCTACAGCAATCCGGTCACGTAAAACCAGTAATTCTGATTCTGGTGCCGCATCAAAGGTAATGGATTTACGTTGAAACCGAAGCTTATTCCAGAGCCGGTAAGCATTGAAATGAGCTTGCCACTTGTTCCGTACACCAACAGACTTCACTTCTTTGGGGTTCTTTGCTCCTTTGTCTGGCAAATAGATATTGATACGGCTATCGTCGGTCGGATCCGTGTATTCATAGATCAGTCCATCGTAGTCATCCATCACACCAAAGGTCAGATCATGCTTGTAACTATCTGGAATGATATTCCTGAAGTTAAACAGCATTACCGAGTTATCAGTTGGCCGTTCAAAATAAAGCTTGAGCTTGTTGTTTTGTCGATAAGCGGTACAAAACACTGCATCACAAAGATTGGTGACCAGCTCTTCAAAAGACAGGTTTGTATCATCAATTGTGGTGCAGAACTCAGCCGCTAGTGGTGTTCCAAAATAATCAACTACATCGTTATAAGTTCGGTAGATATTTTCCAGATCTATTTCGTCGATCGTACGGCGACCAATCTTGTCATCCAGTGCCATTGAAACCAGTGCATCAGCAAAGCTTGATGTTGGGAATAGCTCTGTCGTCATTGCGCCGTTTTTATAAGTCGGCAACATCCGCTGAAGATCAAAATTGATCTTGCGTGATTTAACAGATAAAGCTCCAGTGGTTGCATAAGTACGCGCACGAAAAACCGTTTCATGCTCATACACTGTGCTTTGTAAAGGATAAGCACCGTAAAGCGCCTGCCACTTTACTTCATCTACTACCGTTGTAACCGCCGGTGTTGGTGTTAAACGGCGTGCGCGGACACTACAGCGACCTTGAAATGTCACCATATCCAGCGTTGCACCAACTGTCTGACGTGACTTTGCTGAACCCTTTAGGATGATCTGCTTCAGCATTGGATTGCCAATGGCTGCACCAGATTCATTAACCGGGGTTACTTCAACTTCAATCGTGACGTTTACAGCTCCCTGATTTCCACCTGAAGAAACTGTGTAAAGTCCATTGGTGGCCACAAAATTACACAGCACCCGACTTCGTTCGACATTGTCCAGAATGAATGGACCAATCCATTTTTCACCTATTGAACTGATCTTTGGTGACAAAGCTGCAGTTTGTTGGTTATTTAACTCTTTAAGCTTTAACCAGTTAGCATTAACGGCCGCCGGATTTGATAACGTCATTCGATCATCAGCTACCGATAGAACGCTGTAAGTGCCGTTTAAATCATAAGTCTGGCCGTTAAACGTGAATGAGGCATTGGTGATTTCTACGCGGTCATTACTTACAAACTTAGTGGTTAAATCCGTATTGTTTGCAGATGCCCGAAGGATCTCGTTTGGATATGCAAAATGAAGATAGTTCGTACCTTCTAAAGACTGTGTATCTGCTGGACGGAGAACTTGGCCATTAACAGAAGTTTGATGCTGAACCGTTAGTGGCGGCGTGGTAATTTCGGTACCAAGCGAAAAATATGGCTCACCTGAAACAATATCTACACCTGGTCGAAAGACTTCTACCGATGCGCCGGCAATATCAACAATGTTGGTTTCACCATCATATGCACCGTTAATTTTATAGTGACCACGACCAATACAACCAACAACATGCTCTACTTCGACATTGTTTTCATATACCTTGTAAGGCACAGTAATCAGATCAGGGGTATCGTGAGCGGCACCATAAATATCTGCGATACGACCATTTACGCGAGTTTTATTTTCACGGTTTGATAATTCGTTATTTGCAGACGAGGATTGATTGTTATTCTGGTTGGTTTGGGTAATTGAGGGCACAGGCATTAATAATGCAACAGCCACACCCATAACTATAGAAGCAACCGCTATCCAAGCTAGAGTTATGGGGTCTATACCCTTGGGATTCTCAATTACAATGAAAGTGCCTGGCAAGAAATCGAGCTGCTTTAATTCATATGCATTCTTCGGTGTGACTTCATTCGCAAATGAAATTTCCGCATGATCCATATTGCTTATGGTATGAAAAATACGGACATGCTCAGGCATATGGTCATATTTTGAAGTAAGCCATTGACCCAAAGTTTCGGCGTGTTCAATTGTTTTGTCTTCGGATAAAGGGTCTTGTTTATAAATAATCTTAATCATAGAAACTCACACGATTAAATCCAAATGCTTGAACGACTTGAATTGGCATCCATGAAACGCCTGATTCCTGCAAATGCAAAATACGCCCCAAACGAAAAAGCCCCACATGTGGGGGGTTGTTTCGGTATCTCGAGTGAAAGGCGACTATGCAGCCTTCCTTGGGCATGGGCAGTGGATTTAAAAGTTTTAACCTTGATGGTAGAAATACCTTTTCTTTAATAGGCTTCATAAAAAATTCAAGTGCTTCCGCCCGGTCTATTCCATATAGATCCAATGCAGCTTCATGAGCAAAATGAACACAGTTGTAGTTTTCCTCGTCATATTGTCTATCAAGCAAATGATCATGACTTTTCATATAGCCCCCTTGAGACCAGTAAAGCGGTCTAGTGCAAAGATATCTCCAGTTTTAGCGGTATTTAATCGTGGAGATTCAGCTTTGAACGTCACAGCTTTATGGTTCATTGAAACACCGGCGAGTTGTAAGCCAAGCAGATAATGCATCGGTGTATTTAAATTATCTGAACTATAAAGCCGATAATTAACTGTTGGTTTTACATCCGGAAATTGACCTTCTATTACCCGTTCAAACTCATCCGGCAAAATGTCACCAAGTCCAGAAATTGAAACGGTCAAAGTTTGGTCCAAATCACCGAGCATTCCGGATCTTTGAATTGTCATTGGTAGGTATTCGTAAAATACTTGCCCCGCGCCTTCATTGTGCTGAACATACACTCCACGGTCATCATTACGTACCACCCGGTAAGTATTCATAAAAGAAGGGTGTGATAGTTCAATACATTCCAGTTGATAAACATCTACTTTTCGATTGAAAAAGAATTTGGCATATTCGTTATCCATTAGACCTCCCAATCTTTGATAAGTGCCTGATCAGCGATAAGGTTAGGCTGGTTTTGAACAACTTCGAGCTGTGCATTTACCCGGTAAAGGTTGCCATTCACTTCATTGGTCTTGAACGAGTTGGGAATGAAGTTACATAAATATTGCTGACGTGTTCCCTGATCAATCACCAAGTCTGCATAGAATGAAGCTGGCTTATTCTGATAGATCCGCCAGAAAGCCATCATTTTATTGAAATCTGTTTTACTTAAGTTCCAGTTCACATCAACAATGTGGCTGTTACGTTTCACATCGATGTAATAGCGACCACGACCGCCATCCATCTGCTGACGTTTCACATCATCACCCGGTGTTACGCCATAGCCGCTGGTCTGAGGATTTAGCTTTAACTTGTACATAACTTTCCTTTAGTCAATAAAAAACCGACCTCATAATGGGTCGGTATAAAAGTATCTTTAACAACTAAAGTCTTGATATTTCTTCAGATATCTGACTAGATTCATGTAAAATATAGTTTATTAATTTATTTGAAATCGTTAGGTGAAGATGATAGTCAGCTGTTGTTCTAAACCTCTTTAATTTTTGTATTCGATTTTTGATTTCAGCAGCTCTTTTCTGAATCATTACAGACGTTGAACCCGCAGGGTAACCACTAAGTCTGCTATAGACTTTTTCATGAGCTCCACATTTTGTGTTTGTTACTGGCCATAATAGTCGTTGTTCTAAATGATGCCGGACTTCATAAAAAGCATGGTAATAAGCACGCCCTATAATATTCCTTTTGTGGCATTCATCATATTTTGTGGAATTACCTAATAGCTCATAACAGTAATTTAGAGTATCTGTAGTAGCCATTTTTCAATCCACGCCCACTTCATAAGGAATAATAAAATATGAAAGTTTATTCAGTTCATCAATTAAGCCCTCATCATAGCATTTACTAAATATTTCTGAATTCATGGCATCAATCTCATCAAAACTTCTATCGACATAAAGCAATATCAAAAATTCATCATCAATAAAACTATATTCATATTTTCGGCACCTAACATTCCTAGAGTTAAAGCATTTAAAAAGAATTGAACCGATATGTTTCAAGACACTAGAATCAATTTCTAGTTTATTTTTAATTTCAAAAAGCTGAATAAATTCATTAAAGTCTTCCTTTTTCAATCTTTTATAATAATTTAAATCATCATTTAAAATTCCGTCTAGAAAATAAGTTATAGGTTTGAAGTCTATAGGAATAAAACTTTCTAAGGGTAAATTTTGTTTACTACACAAACTAATAATTTTATCAATATTTTCATTAGCGCCAGAAAAATCTACTGAGCTAAGAAAAACAAAATAAAGATTCGATAAAATCGATACACTATTGCTAATTTTCAGTACTTCTCGAGCGTATTGATGCGCAAGAACAGGATTATCAAAATACATTTCAATAATACTATTGCTTAATAAAAACCAATCTAATGGCTCAGTTTCTTTAATATCATTAAGCAACCGTTTACATCTAAAATACTGAAATTCACTTATCGATCCAGTAGGAACAGCAGAGTTAATAATATCGGTTACTTCTGATGACTTAGTTTTAGGAACTGGAGGAAGCATAAGAATATTCACCAATTTTTTGAAATTTTGTCCTAATTTATTTAAAAAAGCTACCTCTAAAGGTAGCTTTTAAATTAACGATTCCGTCTTGCTGTCGTATTCTCAGTCAAAGACCGACTAATGGTTGAGTTTGGATTTGCGATTTGATCACTTACAAGCTTAGGTACCGTTCTTGGAAGCTGCTTATCCAATTCATCTTTAACAATGATCCGGACAGTTTGCTCATCCAGTTGTTCGGCTTCAACTGTCGCACCACTCACCTGATTAATCACTTCAATTTTAAAATTGATTGTCGGTGAAGCAGGCTCAATTGAAGGCATAATTTCAGCTTGAGGGCGTGAAGTACGTCCTAAAGTAAAATCCTGAACATCATCCAGATTTGAACGATCCTGAACTAAACCATTAGATGAGAAGTAGACCTTGCCATCATGGAATAAGTCGGAATTTGCCGAAGACGCTAACTTAGGTGTGTCTCTATTACCTTTATAGATAATCTGAGTATCTTGAACCGGTTGATTAAAGATGTCAGCTTGCTTTTGGCTTTCTATAAAGGCACTAGAGCTCATCATTGCACGGCGCATGACACTATCAGCTGAGGCATTGTTATTGAGAAAAGCTTCAGGGTTTGCACTCTTACGCATATTTTCAACTAACCCAACACCACCCCAACGGCGAATATCCTCTTGCGACCAGACCACCTCTCCTTTATGGACAATACCGGCAGGTTCATATTTTCCACCTGATCCAGTAAAACCGCCATCTGAGAATCCAGCTATTGTTTGCCCAGCAATCAAACCGACGTTAGCCATACCCATGCCAAGCACAAGATTGGCTGCTGTCGATTTGCTAATTACATCCAAATACCATGGACTTGCTAAAATCTGGTTATACGCTTGTAATGCACTAATTGTGGCTGAACTAATTGCAAATGCTTGTTGAGCTATATACATCCCCTTATATAAGCCAGATTGCTCGCCTGCAGCATTCTTAACAATTCCAGTCATATTCGACCAATAACTATCAAGCTGACTTGTTAAACTCCCAAGTTGCATTAATTGATTTTCATAATCGGACTTTCGAGCGTCAACGGCTTTAAGATAATACTCATCCTCCATTTGCTGTCTTGCTTCTTTGAATACGCGCTGCGCCTCCAATCGTTCCTGATAACTTGCTTTTTCAGACTCCAAAACAGCCGCAAGATTATCTTTCAACTTTTGATAAGTTTGAGCGTAATCTTCATCCAATACTTGCATATTGGTTTGCTTGGGCTTGGTGTAGTTTGTCGATTTAAGAAACTGACTAGAGGTATCATACTGATCAATTGTTGGATTCCCCACACCATTACGAATAAAATCAGCCTGAAATGCACTCATCTTCCTTCTACGCTCTTCAAGATCAGTGATTTTTGATATTTCATCATACTCAAGCGCATAACGTTTTTTGATACGCTCCATTTCTCCCAGCATGAATTGCTCAGCCTGAAACAACCGCTGTTCCTGAGCAAGTTTTAGTAATCCTAACTCTTGCTGCTTTTGCAATTCCAGGCCATCTAAAGCAACCTTTCTTTGATCTTCAGAGAGTTTGCCTTCAGCAACTAATCGCAAAGAATTGATTTCATATGTGTACTCAAGCTTTTGCTTCTCAGTCCACTTATAACCATTTACTTCAAAATCAAATTGCTTCTGAGCTAACTTATCTTCAGCATCATAACGCTCATTAATTTTTGGGATTAAATTTGATTGACCTAAAATGGTTGCTTTGTTGATTTCCTCCTCACGTTTTTTGCTTCTAGCAACTGTTTCTGAATCATATGTTGCTTGGAGCTGCTTAATTTCCTCAAGAGTTTTTGCACGTGCCTTATATGCTTCATCTTCGAATTTCGAAAGATCACTAATTGCTTTTGAGGCTGCTTCGGGGTTATCCCCTAAAATTTTACTAAGCTGATTATAGTAAGAGTCTTGTTTGGCTAAATGCTGTGAAGCTTTAGCTTTGCCAAGCTTTTTCCCGTCATAGTCCCAGCCAACAAAATTTTTGGCAACAATTCTCTCTAAACTTCGATAGTCTAAATCGTCATTAAGAAGAGCTGCTTTAGATTTACTATAACTTTTATCGGTCATCGCCTCTTGCACAGCATGTTTAGCCATTGCATCCAATGCATCTTGAGTTTGCTGGATTTTACCGTTTTTATCCAAGACTCCTTGCCCTTGTAAAGACTGCATTAACTTAGTTGAGCGACTTTTTTGCCATGATAAAAATCCTGTGTTGGTATAACCATTATTGGCATCTTTGTGACTACCAAACATTGCCTCATTTCTAAAATCAGTCTCTCGTCCAACTTGAGCTGTCATTACACGAGCTTGTTTATCGCCTAAGCCTGCATTACGGAAGGATTGGTAAACCCGAAGCATATTTCTCACTCGCTCATTATTCCCCGCAAGTAGAACAGCTTGTTTGGCAGACTCTTTGGTTTGTTTTTCAACCTCTTTTGTTTGCTTTCTGGTAGACTCAGAAATACTTTCTTGTAAGTCCTTGGCTTCCTTCTGCTTCTTATACCAAGCCTCAAAAATTGCAGCTTCCTGACTAGTTAAACTTCTAGTCATCGGAATTTTATTGTCGGTATAAAACTCTGATGCCGCACGCGCCTTATCAAGACCCTTTTCGCCACCACCAAATGCCTTAGTGTTTTTTATAAGAAAATCATTTTTCAGATTATCTTTGTTGGCATTGTCTCGTAATTTATTTAGCTTTTCTTGTGCAGCGACTTGGTTATTTAATTCATTTGTTTCTCCTTGTTGAGCACCAAGTACAGTTTGATGTTGTTTTAGGTACTCATTACGCAAGTCGTTTTGTTTCTTCAGCTCAGCATTAGCCTGATTTAACGCAATTTTAGACTGATCCGTTTTAATGGCATATTCTTGCAATTTCTTAATGTTATCAACCGGAACTTTGGCGGTACTGTTGAACTTACTCACAGCATCAGTTGCTGAAATTTGATTTAAAGAATATGCCTGAATTACCTTATTCAACGATTTAACTTGTTCTTCACTACCACCATTTAACCGAATGAATTCCAATTGTGCTCGTAATGAATCAAGCATTTGTGTTTTCATGTCAGTGAAATTTTGAGTAGCGACTTTTGTTAAGTTGGTTTGAATAGTTAATTGCTTAATTGATTCGGCCGTTACCTCAACATGTTGTCCAGAAGTAGCATTTAAGAGTTTTAGAGCAGTATTACCCTGCTCAATCTTATTTTTTGATTCTGCTACTGCACTAGAGAACTCAATAAGTTTATCAATTTGAGTCTGACTAAAACGACCAGATGAAATCATCTTTTTTAAGAGATCACCTGCATCGCTTGCACCTGTAGCAATAGACTTAATGGCATTTTGATAATCTTCATAATCACTGCCAGATAATTTAAATAATTCCTTTTGGATATAAGCAAAACGTTTGATAGCTCCACTAGCATCATCAATTGCATCATTTTGCTGCTCAATCTCTTTGCGTAACCGCACACCCTCTGTTAATGCTTGCACAGTATTTAACTTTATGTACTTATCTGTTAAATCACTAACCGAGTCAGATTGTGTTGCAAGAGACTCTTTGACTTCATCCGAACTGCTGCTTAGTAAATAGAAAGATGCGGCTGTTGCTGCAATTGCTAAACCCATTGGGCTAAAAATCGCCATAAGCGCTGACTTTGCCAAAGCTAAACGACTTGTAGCAACAGATTGCGCTGTTAAGGCTGCTGATAATCTTGCAGATGATGCTGATTGAGCTGTTTCTGCGGCAGCAACCTCTAACGCAACTTGAGCTTGTAATCGTCCTAGCTGAGCCATTCGTGTGATGGTAGCCGTGCGACCTTGTTCAGTGATTTGGGCTTTTAAACGAACTTTTTCGAGTTCTATTTCTGCCATGATCTGAGCATGAGTAGCTTTGATGTTCGTTAGTGTCACCTGCGTACTTTGTGCTTCGGCAAGCGCAGATTCCACTTCAGCTTTTGCTGCTGCAATATTTGCATTACGTTCAGCAATTGTGGCAAACACTTGTTTGGTTGATGCAGCAATACTCGCTTGTACAGCAACCGTTTTTGTTAAAACGGCTTTTGTCATTAAGCCAATACCTATGGCAAATGCACTGTCTGCAATTAAATTCAAATTATTTGCTAGTAACTGAATCGATCCTGATAAAGCCTGTGCTGCTCCGCTTCCTTTACCAGCCTCACCTACAAATTTAGTAATTTCATTATTAAGTAAAGTTAAAGATTGACCAATTGTAATGTCAGTTTTAGCAAAAAGAGCATCAACTTCATCTTGGACATTTTTAAGTGCTTTAACGATTTCCTGTGAAGTGATTTTTCCTTCAGCTGCTACTGAACGTAATTCACCTACTGTAATACCCATACCTTTAGCAATAGCCTTTGCTAGTGCTGGGGTTTGCTCCATAACGGAGTTAAGTTCTTCACCACGTAATGTGCCGCTTGCTAAAGCCTGCCCAAATTGGACTAAAGCTGCATCCGCCGCTTCTGCGCTTGCTCCACTAATAGCCACTGCTTTTGACACTGTTTCAGTCAAACGAGCAGTATCGTCCATGGTTAAATTCAGTGTTTTAGCATTGTCACTAAAACGTTGGTACACCTGTAAAACAGAATCCCAAGCTGAATAGGTTTTTTGAGCAATTCGGAAAGTGTCTTCCGTTGCTTTATTTAGTTCAACTTGATTATTAGTGACCAGCTTAAGGCGGTTTTGTAGTCCAGTATATGTATCCATCTTTGAAATAGCAGAACTTACTGTTACTAGCCCAGCCATATACCCAGCTAGTGCACGAGTTGCTACAGACATCCTGTCCATAGATTTTGAGGCGAAATCCCCTTTTTTAGTGATGCTATCCAATTCAACAGATAAGTCTTGTGCAGTGCGTTTCGCACGTTCCGAATCAATAACAATTACTAAGCGAGCTTCTTGAGCCATTTGACTTTCCTCTAGGCAATAAAAAACCGCCATAAACGGCGGCAATAAATCGAGACTTAATTAGGCAATACTTTTTGACTTTTCCAAGATCCATGAAGTTATTTCAGCCCCTAGATCTCCATACATTAATAATTGATAAGCTGATTTTGGCGAATAACGCGTTTCTTTTTCACCAGCTATTCCTGTTTTTGAAAGTTCAATATTTTCCCAATCCTGTATAAGATGATTTGCGATAATTTTTGCAAACTCTTGAGCTGATCGCATGGCACTCATTCTAAAAATACTTTTTTTGGTACAAAGCATTTTATAGGCCTTATCAAATTCAGGATCAGAAAAAGGCTTAATCCTGAAACATCCAAAAGCTTGATCATTTTTCTTAAAAACAAACCATTTAGATTTATCTATCATATTTACTTCCAAAATTTCGGCAATAAAAAAGGGCTGGATTTAAAATCCACCCCCATAGGTTTTACTGGTTTCATGATTTAGCTCATTATTCAAATAAGCGTTGCAACGGCTTGCCCTTTCGGATTTCAAATCTAATAGGGTTAAATTCAAACCAGCTTTAGTTGTGGTGATAACTCGTTTTCCAGTTTATTCAACTCATTTTCGAATACTGGCTTATCATCCTGCCAATAGCGCATATTGCGTGCTGAACAGCTCACCTGTTCTTTTCTAGTTTTATATTCGAGACACATTTGATTGTATCTAGCCCACTTGGATTGAAAAGTTTGAGTGAGCTGCTGCGCCATCCAATTAAAGGCCTCAATGAATTGCTCTTTGATCAAATCTGCCTTTTCACCAGTAAAACCCATAACCAAAAACATCCAGCCATCTTTAGTCATACGATAAAACTTTCGTGGCTTACCGTTCTGTAACTCATTGTTTTCATAGCAAAGCTCAAAATTGAGTTTTCTAAAACTTTCAGAACAGCGTAATTTTTCAATGTCCCTAATAACATTCTTATGCAATTTATCAAACGCTTCTGCCACGGCGTAACTGGTAGTTTTAACTTCGCCGTTTTCCTGTGTAACAACAGCTCTTAAGTTTAATACTGACATCATATTCATAATATGAACTCCGACTGCTCATAATAAAAAGACACTGGCGGGAAGAAGTATGAACAGTCAAAACGACCATCTTCCTTTCGGGAGCTACCCTAGCCAGTGGTAAAGCAAAATTGTGCTGCACCTAAAAAACATCAATTTTTTTGCTCTATAACTTCTCAGGCACTAAAAAAGCCGACTTTGTTAAGGTCGGCTTCGCTAAAAAAATAGTAAATCTTGTCAAGGGGGATGAAAAGATTCACAAGGTGTATGGTGTCAACAGAGAATGGATGAATAATCGGCAACAAAAAACCCACTCGATGAGTGGGTTTTGTTAAGTTGATTTTATTAGTGACGAATCAGACTACCAACCACCAGAAATTCGCAAAGCACCAGCTAGCATTCCCGCTTCCATCAATGGATGAAACCAACGGTCGCTATAATGTTGATTGCCTGTTGTATAGCTTATAGTTTTTAAGTCATCACTAATGATTTTTCTATTAAGAGGTCCTCTTAAATCCATTGCCCGAGTAAGTTTTAGAACTGCAATATTAGTTTTAAAAGCATATTCAGCTAAGTGGTGTCCTTGCTCGTTATCAAGCATATGTACTGCTCGATAGATTCGACTGGTAACAAAGTTTTGGGTAATAATTGCATCAATCAGGCTCTTGAGGAGTTTGAATTGATCTTCATCAAACAATGAACCTTGCCCTTTCTTCTCTGCGCTACTGTACATAGCAATCAAATGATGAACATACTCAACCGCTACAGGAATCATGTCATATGGGATTTCATCAATATGATTTGTCCCAAAACGTTGATTAATAATTTTCCATGCATCACTCGAATTTAGGTGTTTAGTCTTAGCCACAAGTAAAGCATGAGCATCATGTAATGGTGTGCGTTCAGATTTATGGGTTTTGGCTAAAATTTCCTTTCGAACAAAATAGCAATCTTCCAGTTGCTCAAATACTTCCCATGCTTGATCTGTATCGAGCATCTTGGCATGGCGTGCTGCACCACGTTCTGTCCAAAGAATTAGGGACCGAACCTTATTTGAAATTGTTGGGGAGTTTGCAAGTAGTTTTAAACTACTCACAAAATCTTTTAATTCTTGACCAACAATTTTAAAAAAATGCTTACCCTCAATAAATCGTTGTTTATTTTCATTATGATTCTGACGGATACGCACTGACTCAGTACCATAAAAACCTGCAAGCATTTCAGTCGTTACAACTGGAATAGATTTGAAATTTATAACAGATACTTGCGTATTATTTATTTGTGTTAAACTAACCATATCTGATTTCCTCTTAGAGATTAGATAGAGCCCCTTGTTTGATGTGAGAGTCGCAAGGGGTTTCTTTTAATGACACTATTATCTTGCCATTGAAATCAGTATTCCATAGTGTTATTATCTTGTCAAATACATTTTTAGGTTAACACAAAATGGCAGATCCAAAGACTGGCAGAATTGTCTCGCAAGATGACTGGAAGCGAACTCAAGTGCGTATGCCACAAGAACTTTATGATGATTTAACTAATTATGCCGAGAATAAAAATATTTCCTTAAACACAGCAATGATTACATTGATGACTAAAGGCTTAGAGCCAACTAAACATTTTGATTTGGTCAGAGAATCAGCAACTATTACCGATGATGTAATTGAAAAAATAGCCAACAAGATTGTTGATCGCATGAAAAAAGCACCCTAGGGTGCTTTTTTAACGTGAATATTTGAGTCTTTATTTTTCAATCTACCACTTGTCATTGTCAATACTTGCATTTAGAGTTTTTTCAAAATCACTAGATAACGCATCAAATCTACCAAGCATTAGCTTATAAGTAATAGGATCATCAATTGGTGTGTTTCCAAATTTTGCATAACCATAATTATTGAATTTGAGACGCGCTCTTTTATCCTTCAGATCTATTGCCAAATTAAAAGATATTTTGGCTTGTGAGTACCCATTACATTGCATTTTGCTAACTGTTAAATCGCACAAAGGAGAAGCAATACCTCTAATTATTAATTGACCTTCTTCTAAGCTTTGATACTGTATTACATCTTGAGCCGAATTAAAGTTATTAGCTATCCACTTTTTTGATTGATTGAAGAGCTGTTTTTTGTCGCTATTCAAATTTTCAAAAATCTTAACATACTCAGCTGTGTATATAGTTCTGGCTTGAACTTGACAGCTTACTATTAGAAAATAACTTAAAAAAGCAGCAAATATAACTTTTTTCATAAACGCACCGTTATTAAATCTAAGTCAATTCAACAAAATGATTGCTAAATGTCATGTGTCTTAAAAAGCACCCTAGGGTGCTTTTTTACGATAGTAACCAAATAAACCCAATTAACAATATTGCGCCAACCACCACTCCTATTATCCATTCGGATGCTGGATAACCAAGGAGCAAATTATTATCTTTTTGCGGTTCAATAACTTTAGTGGGATACTTAGACTCAGGGTAGCTTGGTTTGATTGATTTAACTGGCCTATTGCTCAATGGTGGAGGAACACCTATATGCTCTTTACTGCGAGCAGTAGATTTTTGCTTCAAAAAGTTATCATTTACCTTTTTTATTTCCTGTTCACTCAAATTTCTCTCTTTTGGGACTACCTCTTCATCATCATTAGGAGACAGAGGGAAGTAAATTTCAACAAAATCTCGAACAGAGATATAGTCACTATTGGGTAGGGCTTTAAGTAACGATAAAAATTTTTTAAACGGCTGTTTTTTATAGGCTCGATTGTAATAAGCCTCTAATTTTTTCTCTAATGTAATAATTGGTCGATTAGCTGTATAAGCCGCCTTATAAGTGTAAGATATACTGCTTAAAGCATTCTTATGCTTGCCCTCTAGTCTTAAGACATTTGCCATATCTTCATGTGGTGAGGAGTCTATAACCAGTGTTTCTGTTTTAGAAAAACCCATCCTACTAGCATGCTTTAAATAGTAATCTTTTTGATGGTTTAAATGTTTCCATGCATCGTCAAAACGCCTTTCTTTAATAGCAATCTGTGCGAGTTTCTTGCTATTAGCGGCATGCCCCAGATAGTCATCCAATATCATATCTATTCAGCCAATCACATTTAATATTCTGTTTAGTCAAGTTAATTCTCTCGAACAACTATTACTTTGTGTTTAGCTTATCTTTGCATGCTGGTGAAGCGAATTTAAGCCCATTGTCCCTTATCATTTTATATCCTCCTCCAAGCGCATAATTAAGCTCAAGAGATGTTGGAGTGAAATTACTTATTTTCCAGTAAGTCCCATCCTGAGAATAGAGTCTATCATTTAATAATTTTACAGACATTACCCTAGCTGTACCTAGGTGGTCTTGGCAAATTACACCCGTCCCATCACTTTCTAGTATTAAAGTCCCAACCAACCGATCAAATTGACCAGTCCAATAACCTGAATTACTAACAGGTGTTGGATGAATATCAAAAAAATTAGCTGTTGTCGCACAACCGGCCATCCCAAAAACCAAACTCAATAAAACAATCTTTTTCATATCAACCACTACAATGTAATACTTAATAAAGTAAGAGCACTCATGGTATGAGTGCTCTTGTTAATTACCAATCGGCATTAATTTTTTGTTGAGTTTTAATCTTTTCAGCCATTTGATCGGATGATTTATTTAATTCATCCATAATTATTTTAGCTGATGGATAGTCTTCAGTAATAGGTCTATTAGTTTCATTATATCGAACTCCACTAATTACCTGCGCTGGTTTATAGTGAGTAAGATTATCGTAACTCACTTTCATTTTCCCATCTTTTGTATCTACACGCACTGTGAAATCCACTCGATCACCAGCCGTAACAGTCATACAATCAGCAAACCCAGAACAACGGTATGGCATATTACCTTTGCCAATAATTGAACCCGTAGTCTTATCCTCATACTGAATTACTGCATTTGCCGAGCGAAAAGCTGTAGCAAACCATTGACGTGCGCCATCATAAATTTGCCCTTGCTTTAATCCATCTATTTGATAAACCTTTTCAAATTTTACAGGTTCTGATGGTTGCTGAGGTGTGGTAGCACACCCAACTAATCCCAAACTCAATAAACCCGCAGCCAATATTTTTTTCATGAATTTTCACCATTTGTTATAAGTTGTTTTAACTTTAACAAATAGGTTAATAAATGTCACATTAAGAAAAACCACCCGAAGGTGGTTTTTTAAATCAGGCTATGCATGTAAAAGTTTTTCAGCACCAGCAGCCAAGAAAGCCGATCGAGTAGTATATCTCTTACCTTTACCTACATTCTCATCAATTTTACGAATCAAACGGCTTGGTAAAGTAACATTGATTTTTTCTGGTTTACCCAGATAACGACTAACATCAACTTCGGTAACCGCCCAGATCATTCCTTTATATTCAGGATCATCGACAAATTTAACTAGTTCGGAAGCTAATGGGATTTCCTCACCATCTTCAGCCAATATTTCTAAATGGCCTGAAATAGCTTCTTTAACATTCTCAATAGCTTCTTCAAGTGTGTCACCAGCACTAAAACAACCTGGAATATCAGGAACAGTGACACCAAATGCCTCAGTATCTGATCCTCGTTCAATTGCAATTGGATATAACATCTCAACACTCCATGCCCTTGGCATAAACATATCGCCCACTGCGTTATGATTAGTTGTAAGGGATATAGTATTTAAAGTCGGGAAACAGCGGGTCAATTTAGACCCGCTTGTTTCAAAATGCTTTTAACAGTTCCGTTTGGTAAATCCTTTTTAGGATGTGGGATTGTAACTAACCCCTTTTTGGTTGGGTGTTTAAAGTGATGATGACTTCCTGAAACCCTAACCTCATACCAACCATCTGCTTCAATCATTTTGATTAAATCCAGACTTTTCACACCAATCCCTTATTAACTTGATGAGATAATAATAACCCTAGAGTTATTATATGTAAATAACTCTAGGGTTACTTTTTTGAGGACTTGGAATTTATTTTTTTATGGGCTTCATCTAAAAACAAGTTATCCAATGCAAAAATACAGTCATTAAAAATATGAGCAGCCACTGGCAAATCATTATGCTCTGCATAGACATTGATTGCCTGCTGATCTAAAGATAACGGGATACCCTGCTCATATCGTCGGGATCTGGCAATAGTACTAAAAGCCGAAAGAATGGAATCAGCCGCATAAGAATATTCTGGCGGATCCGGAATGTGGCCACCTAAGAACTTGATTTGTTCGATTTCGTGCGGCGTTTTTGACGTATAGGTCTTTTGGTACTTATAGAGCTCGATGACTTTCCCAGAATTAAAGCCTTGTCCTTGTCTGCGTCTTCCTGAATCTTCTGGGCCTGTTCTTTAATAAATAGCCAGATCGAAATACCAATATCACCAAGATTAAGAAGCTTTGAGGCATTCTCAGGTGTATATGGCTTTTCAGACTCAATAGTTTTACCATCCACTACTTCGGCAAATACCACACCTTTCCAGTCTTCGATTAAGTGGGCGGCGCAAGCATCCATTAACAATTCATGGTAAAGCTTGGCATTTTCATCTTTGACCATCACATCATAGCCTTTAGACGAGATCTGATTTCCTGCTCGTTCAATAGCTACCTGAAAAGGCTTATAAGCGATACCACGGACTTTAAATTCTGCCTGTACCTCTCCATCAGCACCCTTGTATTCACACCATTTTGATACGTCTGAGCTTTTAATAATTCCGACTTTTAAAGCCATAACAACCTCTGAAATTTTAGGAATAAAAAAGCCCATGGAATTTCATAGGCTTTGTTACTGATTAAGCTGATTACACAAGAGCACGTACAATCGTTGGAGCTGTACGAACTTGAGCAAAGTTGATGTCTACAGTAATGATGTCATCACCCCCACCATCCGGGTGATTGGCTTCCATGACTTCCAGTTGTGGGAAGTTGAGCGAATATTTACTGCCTTTGCTGTCTTTAATATCAAAGGTCAATGTAAACACATCTCGGGTTTTAATGGCATCAATCCACCCTGCAGCAGTTGAAGAGAACATGAATGAAGCATTCGCTTCAATATCCATCATTTTCTCTAAGTAAAACTCAGGCGTGTACTTACCAGAACCGATACAACGGATCGCTTCCAGATTATTACTAAAGTTGATGGTAAGTGTCTGCAGACAAGCTTTACCCTGAATTGATTGACCATTAATAAGTAGCTTTTCAACATTTGGCATACTCACCAGAGGGCGAGTCGATGCTGGAATAGGATTTGTAACAGGATTAACCTGCTGTCGCGTAAATGAGCTACCTACTAAACCAAAGTTACCAGTGATTTTGCCTGTGGTCTGGATCGTCATTTCACCTGTATTCACTTGAATACCACGATAAATAAAGACTTGACCAACATCTTCGAAAACTTTAACCAGCGTTAATGACTTACGTACCGTACCACCAAAACTTAAAGCGTTACCCGCCCAATTATTGAAGGCTAAAGCACTTAAGAATAGATCAAATGTTCCAAGTGATAATTCAAACTCTAACTGACCTGCTACTTCTGCTTCAGTAACTACCCCACCTTGTCGAAAACGTGAATCAACCACTTCACTGCTTTCTTCAGTAGAAACATTTTCAGATAAACCATCACTTACACGGCGAACTGTGTACCAGATCGGGTTTGCTGGAGTTGTTCCTAAAACTGCTTCTTCACAAGCATATAATCGAATTTTTGCGCCTGAACTCATTTATGGTTCTCCAAAATTTAGGCAATAAAAAACCCGCTTTTTAAGCGGGTTATTAAAGTGTTTCGTCTGTGTCTGAGATTTCTGGCGGTTCCACGCCATTCATGGCTGCAGCAACTGCCTGAGATAAGTTAGTAGGCTGGAAATCCACTGGTGTTTCACTCAAAGTTTCTTCAACCTCAGGTTCTGGTTCAGGTTCTTCATGCAGACGGATATCAATCCAGCGGCCTTCTGGAATGTCCATTGGGTTCTCGTGATCTGCCACAACAGCAGCAAGTTCAAAATCAAACTTACGCTTGTAAGTTTTAATTGAGATGTCACCATTTTCTAGGGTGTCATACACTACTGCGACGATTGTGTTGCCGTTTGCATCTTTCGGTACTTCGATATACCAGCCTTCCTGAGCAAAGCCTAAAGAACCTTCTAGTAAATAATCACCAACATCAATTCTCTTAAATTCAATCGGCTGTTTTTTTGCATCATTATTGAGCTCGATATGGTCGTTAAATAGCTTAACTACTGGTGATGCTGCTTTTATGAAACCGTTGGAATCCACAGAAGTATTCGCAGATGTTCTTAGCTGCTCAATTACAACAGGTATCTCACTGACAATAACAACGTCATCTGTATGAACAGTAACTAAATAATTATCAGATGTAATATTGGAAATACCGGAAAAATATCTAAATGCCGATGTTGAAGAACTTGCTGTTCTTCGAATGGCAACATAGTCTACATTTTGATATTTAACTACAGCCATACCTGAAATATGAGTTGTTACACCAATACTAATAAGCCGAGCTGTAACACGATCATATGCTTGCTGAATTGATACTAAAGTTCTCGAATGTTGATTTGCTGAGCCTGAATCACCCCTCGAAAACACTAGCTCACCAAACATGTTTCGATTGGGTGAGCTGCTGACAGAATAAGGGAATAACAATACATAGCTAACGACAGAATCTGGGTTTACCCCCGTAATCATTTTTCTTTCAAAAGTTTGGCCTACTCCACCAATTCCAAAACCGCCAACCTCAATCAAATTACCAGCTGTAGTACCAACATTTCTAGTTGCGGCACTACCAAGCCCTAAGTTAGTTCGAGCATCGGATGGAGTTGTTGCACCGGTACCACCTTGAGAAATTGCAATAGCCTTGGTTAATCCTTTTAGCTCTGTAATGTCACTATTCACCCCTTTTTCTGCTGCTCCGAGATTATTTCGAGCATCTAGTGCAGTTGTCGCCCCAGTACCACCTTGAGAGACTGCAGCAGTACCTTGGACCTGCGAAAAGTTTGGTGCCAGATTAGGAATGCCTGAAGCGAATGGCAGCATGAATTGCCGTTTTCCCTGAGCCGAGTTATACGGGAATGGCCGGTGATCCCAACTAAATTTAAAAACAAGATTTGCCATTATGCTGTTACCCCGTCAATCACTTGGAAAGTCAAAGTTTCAGTGTGCTGCGTAGTACCACTAACTACAGCTTTAATATCCATCTGACACAGCCCTAAAGGCCAAGTTGCAGTGCTTGCACTAGATTTAATATTCAGCCATCCCTTCTGTGTACTTTGATTTAATGCAGCACAAGTCAAGGTAGCTACAGCTGCTCCATCAGCCAAAGCTTTAACCTGTGAAGTGAAGGTATAACCTGTAAGATCAATTGCACGACGAACATCATCCGGTGGATACTGCAGGGTTTCATCCATATCAACCAGCTGCAAATTCAAGTTGAATGTGTCACCACGCTTAAAAACAAAATTGCTCATAAGTGATTCCTATAGACATAAAAAAACCACCGATGAGGTGGTAGTGAAAGATTGGTTTGTTATGTGCTTTAGTTAACTAAAAAACTTATTGATACATTGTATTGAATGAAGTCAGCATCTTTACCCGCATAAATAGATTGACCATTCAAACATTCTAAGTGTTCGATTGTGAAATATTCAAAATGAGCAAGTAATGCATCACTCAATTTTGTGATTTCAATTATTCCTGAATTGGGACGTACAAAGCATTGAATCATGATATTACCGGTACGGCGAGTACATGGCTTATCTGCAATGCCAGAAGTAAAACTGGGACCACCTGCAATCGTTAAGCGGCACCAAACACCATCTTTAGGTACATTAAAGCCTGGTAAATTTGGATACTGGATTCTGTCTTGCGTAATACCGGTAAAAGCTTGCATACGATCGATAATAGCTTGCCTTGTCTGCTCTAAAGTCATTGCCATTTTAGCCGCCATACTTCTGAGAAATAAAGGTAAAGGTGATGTTGTAAATTCCTTGTGGTGCTTGATCAGACCACCCATTTTCTAAGCGGGGTGCATAAGGCTGGTTGTTCTGGATATAAACTAAATTGCCCAACTTAAACTTCACAGCTTGAATAGCTGCATCCTGAATAGCATTTGTTTCAGGTCCACGGACACCATAATCACCAGATCCAATTGAAACGATATGCGAAGCACGATAAGCGCCAGTATCAACAGGACTTGAAACGACCAAAGACTGAACAGCATCCATTGTAATTTTCTTTACTTTTTCCTCTGCCATTTTAGCCACATCAAAACTAAAATCAGTTGGCCTTTTCCCCTTCCATCCCATGATTTACCTCATTAGCTTCGAACATTTCAAATAGGTCTTGAGCGATTGCCTGAATTGAATAAGCTTCAAATTCCACACTAGGCTCTCGCTCACCCATTCTCCGTTTTACTATTTGCCAGATATGAACAGCTTCATGTAAAAGCAATCCATAAACTTGAATTTGGTCTTTATCCGCCGTATCACCAATTTGGACGATTGCATATGCGCCATCAGAAAAAGTACTAACCTGTGCATCCGCTCCCATATCCAAAAATTGATCGGCTTTATCCATATCTTCAAATAACAAATCCATGTGTAGTTGATTTCGAGCAAGCGTGTACTGCACATGTTGAAAAGGCGAGATATACCATTCAGGAACATAATCAGGATTAACCATTTTAGCCCCTACACTTTTCGAAGCTGACATTTCCAGATTGTACTGGCTGGATCTTGTTGAATATGGATAACTCGAAATGAGCCTAAAGCTGTTAGCCATTCATCGTCAATTTTTGGAGTCATGGATACTTCATTTTGCAGCACAGTTGCTTTTTTATCAGTAGCCAGCACTCCAAGCGTCTCAATCTCATATTGACTGTAAGAACCAAACAGAACGCCACGGCCAGAATAGTTTTCTTTAACTTCAACATAAGTTTCAGTTTTAGGATCCCAATTAGTTTTTGAGATCCGCTCACATGTAAAGGTATGAACGGCATCTGCTAAATCTTCATTAAATGCTTCAGCAATATCTGCCTGAATTTCGTCACGTAAGCCCATTATTTATGCCCTGTAAAGTGGAATGCCGAAGCTATTAAAACTTGCATTAGGATCTTTCAAATCAAGCGAATCAATATAATCAATTGCTATCTGTTCAAAGCTAGAAATTGCTTCAGATCCGTCTTGGTATTCTTTTTCTGACTCAACAGAATCAGCTTTGACCTTTTTACGCTTCAATTGCTGGTCTTTGCCGTTATAAATTACTTTGGCCAGAATTCCTTTGATAATTTCACAAGCCGCGTCCTTAAGAAGTGGATCAATAGGATCAGGTACAAAACCTATTCTGTTTTTCATCCAGACATTTGACAGTTTAACCAGACGAGCTTTATCACTGTCTGGTGCAAAATCGCTGCCCAAAATTGAATTTGCGTCATCTACAGTAATAAAGCTCATTGCATTATTCCTTAGGGATTAATTTAAGAAGTTCTGCTTTTGTTGCTGACGGCTTGTAACCAATATTTTTACTAGCCAAATACTCTTTTAATTGATCATTTGACCAGTTTTCAAAATCATTAGCTGCCGTTTCTGTAGCTGGGTTTTCTGCCGATTTTCCAGCTTCCAATTCAACAATACGTGCTTGCATTGCGGGAATATCGTTTTTAAAAGCATCAAACTCTGCTTGAATGCTTACTACCTTTTCTTCAGCCGCTTTAGTAGCATTGTCAGCTTGGAGTACAGCATCTTTTAAACGTGAGTTTTCAGAAATTAACTCCGAACTATCACCACTAGCTTGTTCCAAGATTTCGATTTTCTGTTTAAGTTGTCCGTTTTCCTCAACAACCTTTTCACACTCAGCTTTAGTTTTATCAATAACTTCTTGCAGCTCTGGAGTAATTCCAACCGCTACATTTACAGTGGCCAAAGTCGTTTTTGCAGGCTCTTCCAATTTGCGAACTTCAACAGGAATATCCAGAGCTTGGTAATCATTTTGGATTTTCGGGTAATCACCGTAAATAATTACTTCTTCAGCACTTCGATTCGGATGTTCGTAATAATCAGGATTGGCAATAGTTCCAACCTCTAACGCAGCTGCAGCAGCAATACGTGTATAAATTAGCTTCATGATGCATTTCTCTTAAATGTAAAAAGATGGCTTAATAGCCCTCTTATAGTGAGATGTTTATGAGTTAACCAGTTGTTGTTGTGCCAGATAGATCAAGCAATGTGCCTGCTGTCATTTTGTTGCTAGTAGCATGTTTTTTCCAGTTGGCACTTGAACCAAGTAAAGTAAGGTCAGGGTTTTCACCTTTTGATGTATCCCAGCTATAACCAAGAATATCTAGGTTAAATGTACCCTCAGCACGCATACCGATTGCCAAGTTTTCTTCATCATTGATGTCATACGCGCGGAAGCCTGGTACTTGTGATTCTGTAACAGTAACTGCACCCATTTGCAAACCAAATGCATCATCATCACCTACGGCATCTGTAACCAATACCGGCTTACCTAAGGTACCCGGTAAACCACCATAGATAACGATTTCAGATTCGCCATAAATTTGATTAGTGATTGCATCATCGACAATATCGAAATAAGTATCTGAGTTCATTACCCATAAACTAATACGTCCAAACTTATCGCCAAACTTACGCATACCACGTGTTAATGCTTTACGCCCATCTACAGCAATACTGCCTTTGGCAACCATATCCGGGTTGCTAGAAATAGCTGCTTTTAAGGAGGCTAAACTGTACTGTAAACGACCAGCAACCAATGCATCTGCTAAATCATAACCAAGAATCATGGCAAACTCTTCAGGTGTACGTGCACGGCGTTTGAATGCCTCTTCAGTAGAAGCATAAGGACCATATTTATATGGCACTTTTACACCTACAGATTCACCAGAACCAATTTTCTCTGGAACTACTTTGGCGGTTGAATTCACATCACGATGTTTGATGCTACCGCCCACTTTGTAGAATGCTTCTTTATTGAAATCACCTTCAATGATCTCATTGCGATAAACAATTGCACCATTAGAGGCTTGGTTAAATACATTCAAATTATCTTGCAAACGCTCTAAATAAGCAGTTTGAGCCAATTGATTGTAGATGATCATGTCTGAATTAACTGTTGTAGTCATAACTACTTATCTCCAAATTTTTAATGATTAGTTCGGCAGTTTTAGGAAGGCATCATTGCCATGTTCTTTGATGTAGTCAGCTTTCTGAGAAACAGACATTTCACTGCGTTTCATTCCTGCAGGCGCTCCACCTTTGCCCCCGCTTTGGAAACCGCCACCAGTTCCTTTACCACCTTTAAGAATTAAGTCTTTATGCTGGTATCCACCAACCAAGGACTCTAAAGCTTCATCAACATTTGCAAGTTCACCCGGGCGGACACGTGAATAAATCTTTTCGCCGTTCGGATCGTATGCAACCACCTTGCCTTCTTCGATTTTGAAGTGATGGCCAAAGGTTGCCTGAACCATGTCCACAGGTACTGCAATGTTGTCTTGAATGTACTTAGAACGAGCAAAACCACCGCCGATTAGTTCTTTGTGTAAAGAGGCTTCTAGTGCGTCACGTTGCTCAACAATCGGAGCATATTTTTCTTCAACTGCCTTGATAGCTTCAGCTTTCACTTTCTCAACTTCACCAGCATCCACCAGCTTTTTATCGTCGAGATTTTGGATTGTTTGTAATGCCTTTTTAGCTGCCGCAGGGTCTTCGATTCCTTCAAAAGCTTTTAATGCTTTTTCAGCTGCTTCTTTGGCTTCACGATGTGTTTTAGCTTCATTGTTTAAGCGTGCAATTGTTGCTACCGAGTGTGGTGCATCATGTGGCATTTCTTTGCCGTCATCATGAATATAGATCGGCTTATCACCGTCTACTTCCGCATAAACTTTACCGTCGATTGTTACTGTTTTAAGTTTCATTGGTCATCCAACCTATATATACAAAATGGGCATCCGCCCGGATTCGCCGTTAGCATCCGCTTTCGGCAGGCAATAAAAAAGCGCCCTTTAGGACGCTTCATTTCTATAAATGATTATTTACTTAAAGCTTGGCGTACAAATGCATCTTTTGCTTCAAGTAGCTTTCTTAATCCAGTGGATTTTTCAGGCCCGTCAGGAAGTTGCTCATCCATTTGCCGAGCTAAATCACCAATTGGCTTACTAACTTGCTGCAAATGTTCAGGTAAATGTTCATATTGGAAATATTGGATAATAGGGCTTGGCATTTTCTTCTCACAAAAAAAGCACCCGAAGGTGCTATGGTTAAAAATTAAGTTCTATTTGATGAGTGCAATTGCTTTTAATCTTTCAAAAGTAAAACCATAAATTGCCATGGCTTGAAACCTTAATTTGAAGAAATGGCACCAGAATTCATTTTGTGCTCAGAATATATTGAGCATCTGACATATTGATTTGCTTTTCAGGCATTTGTAGTACCTTTCGCTACGTTTCCTTTGTTTGATTTGGCCTTGGTGCATCACTCACTAAGCGAACACCATGAGCACCATATGCTTCAAAAGTTACAGTAATTGTTGCGGGTCCATTTAAGGCATCAGAATTCATCTGTACTGCTCTTTGTCCAGCTAGAGGTTGTCCAGTTTCTTCATCACAAATAACCAGATAACCTTTCAAAGTAGGGTGACGCTTTAGCACTAAATGTCTTGACTCACTCATAATCCCAACTCCTTAAAGGTTTGCTCATCCAACTTTCGAAGTTGGTCCAATGTGTATAACCGCCCCTCTGGATCAAAGAACTTTTCAAAATCAAATTTCCCATCTTTATAGAGCTTAAAGCGCTTTGGCCCTAGCCACTCCCTTTGAAAGAAATCATCTGTTTTCTTAAAGAACTCTTTGAATGTGGTGTTTGCATCTAACTGTCCTATTAACTGGCTTCGCTCTTCTTTGGGGATGTCTTTAACTCTACGTTCGTCCATTACAAATGGCCGTTCGCCAACAAGTTGACCGTCCTTCTCGACCGGAACCAAGATACTGCGACAGTTAGGATGTAACGGCGGCACTCGCTTTGCCGGATCATTTATTTCCCACACTGAACCATCTAATGAAGCGCAAAGCTTAGAAGTTCGTCCATCTAAAACGCTAACAAATCGGACATATTCAAAGCCAATTTGGTTGAAGCTATTTAGATAGGCTTGATTAGCTACATGACTTCGCACAGTTCTTACCGTTCGCTCAATATCAGTTTTGGTACCATTTAAGATCCCATCTTCATAGTTAAGCCGTTTGGTACCACGAATACGCTGAACAATTTCTTGGTTAGTTTTGCCTGAATTAATACCATCTCGAATTGCATACTCAACCTTTTGACGGGCACTTTCAGCAATTCTTGAAAGCAGATCATCGACAAGAGCGCCACCTGCCAACGGAACTTTTTTAGCGGATAAGAATAGTTTTTCCCCATCAGGCTTATTAATTTTTGCTCCATAGAGCTTAGCTACGTAATTGGCCTCATAAACAGCCAGCGCCGTAGCAGAAACGGCAAAAGCTTCAGGTAATGCTAAATTAACACTGGCAAACCATTGGGCAATCAAATCCCTAATTTCCCTTAAATTTGAAGTTGTATATTTACCACCAGCTAAAGCAACTTTCTCCGACTCATTAAGCTCATCCAATAAATCCCGAAGCTTAGATAGCATCTTGCTCGTATCATCATTGAATAAAGCCAATAACTCATTTACCGTTTTTGATGAAGCACGATAAAGATAGGCCTGGTGCTGAGTGAGTGCTTCAAATAGTTTTTTGATATCTGTTGCCATCTCACTCTACCTTTTGATTTAAAGTCCCATCTTGCTCTGCTTCAACATTCTGAAGCTCTTCTTCATATTTTTGTTTAGGGAACATACCTGTTTGGTTGTATTCCCACCATGATTTAAATGAAGATCGGCCTTGTAGAGCTGCTTCAAATAACTGTCGAGCTAACTCAGCTAAATAACCCTGTTTGTTAAATTCTTGACTGATTTCGAACATCAAATCATCTTTAGTTAGAACATCCACATTAGGCGTTACAAACTTAGCAGCCCATCGTAATGCTGCTGACAAGGCTTCATTCATATTAACGACACAGAGCGAAAGAACTGAATGCTGAACGGCGTCATCACTATTCGCTTCGGTAGCGGTCTTTTTACTTCCCGAGCCCTTCTCAATTAAACGCGCCCCCATCTCCTTCATTTTTTCCCACTTATCTTTCATCGCTTCCCGGGCAAGAGTATTAGGGTCGGCTTGTACAATTCCTAAACCACCATTTTCAGGTAAAGGCAAAAGTACTTTCGCACCAATGTAGATGCCACGTTTCTTGGCTTGGTCATACCACTCCCAATTAACACCCTTCGCATAATATTGAGGTTGCCCCATATAAAAAACGGACTCTTGAAAGTCCGCACTGTCTCTGTAATGGGCTAAATTGAGATTAGCCAAAGGAAGTAATGGAGGCTTTTTAATCTCTTCTGAATTATCAATTGCACCTACAAATGTAAAAGGTATATAGGTCCAGAAATTCCCGTTGTAATCTGTTGGAAACTTCTTCTCTCCGCCAACCCAGTTACCCTTTTCACCCTTTGTGTACACCTGAACGGAATAAATATATTCCCCATTTCCCTCTTGCTCTAAACGAAGTACACGATATTGCTCTTGTTCGGTTTTACTAAATCCATCAGCACCGCGCTCAGACTTAAATTCACGTATAACCACTAAGCAAAGCTTTTTCTGGTTATCGATCATTACTGAATCCCAATTCACTACATCAAGGGCATTTAGTAAATGAATCATCGGATAGGCTTTTTGTGCTTTAAATTCCGCTAGATTACGAGCTGGCGGCACATCAGGATAATCTACATATAAAGCACAACGATAATGCTTCAATAAATGGCGAATTCCATTTTGAGCCAATTGATAAGTACTTAAACCAGCACCATTTGCATTACGTTCTAAATGAGCAAGTTCCGGAGGAAATTTAAAACTTGGATCGGTTGCAAAAGCTGCACCAACTAAACTATTTGATGTAGTCCCTGTTACTTCATAAAAGACTGCACGGGTAAGATAAGCCTCATAAGCGCTTTTATTTGCAGGTGATTTATCATGTGCATTTGGCATCGGCAAATATTTTTCACCTTTAGCCTTAACTGCATCTTCACCTTCACAAACATCATCAAGTTTTTGCCAGTATGGCAAGTTCTTAACATATTCAGCATGTTGAAAAGTTACATCACTCATCGAGCAAATCCCATATCAGCAAAGAAGGCTTCAAAACCTTCATGTAATTCATTAAACGCATCTGAAGCTGCATCCACTTGGTCGTCATGTGTGCCATTAGGAAAATGACGAAGCTCATCAATAAAATCCTTATTCCATTCACCTTTGAGCATTCGTACATTTCCTACGTTAACTTGGGCCGCAAATGGTTGTGCACGTGTAAGCTTGTCACCTGAAATTGGCTTAGCTATCACGCTATAACCCGCAAGAAGCTTCACAAATGAACTAGCTTGTGATTTACCAGCTTGACCGGGATCTTGTGGTAGACGCACAGAAACTTTTTTCCCATCTATTTTTGCTGTTTGTTCTAAGCGCTTATTCACATTGTCAGGTCCAAGCTGTCCTCTAGTTACATCGACAATGTAAGTAAAACCATCTGCGCCTAGAGCTTCTCGCACACCTACTGTAAAGTCGCCCTCATTTTCGGTAGCCCCAAAATCCCAAGCCCTAACTTGTTTCACTACATCCGCAGGCAAAGCATCAACAATTTGAATATTGTCGGGCTTAAAAAAACCGCCTGCTGGCGGTGATGGCATTTGTCGGTACTGCCCGGCAAATACATATGGTGCTGCTTGCTCCATTAGCCTCAATTTTTGGATATTGTGTTTTGCTGGCCACAGTGCGGATCCGTCTTCCTGAATAGCTGAAAGACATAGATGCTCCCACACTTCACCGTTACCACCAGCTACAGGAACGCCGTCTTTTCTATCACCTAGCAACCATCCAGCTAAATCATCTTCATGAAGTCGCTGCATAATCACAATGATCGGCGTATCTGGCGAGTTAGTACGCGATTCGAGTGTGTTCTGAAACCAATCAATTACCCCTTCTCGAATAGTTTTTGATGAAGCTTCATGTGCTTTATGTGGGTCATCAATAATAATGCAGCCACCAAAGCCTTTACGAAGTTTTCCTGCACCAAAACCAGTAATCGTACCGCCTGTACCTGTCGCATAGCAGACACCGCCTTGAGAAGTTCTCCAGAAGTCTTTAGCCTTACTATCATCACGCAATGTAAGCTCAGGAAAGACTTTTCTATACGCCTCTTCTTGTACAAGAGTTCGTATTTGGAAGGCATTATTTGCGGCAAGCATTGCCGAGTAACTGATATGAATAAACTCACAGTCTGGATTCTTACCAAAACACCAAGCCATGAAATTAATTACAGCAATTTCAGTTTTAGAATATCGTGGTGGAACGTTAATAATTAACCGCTTTATCTCTCCGCGATAAACTTTCATTAAAGCTTCGCAGATTTCTAAGTGGTGCCAATTTTGCATCCATTTATAACCACGGCGCTCCTTAAACATGTACCTTGTGAAGAAATATAAATCTTCTTGCGCCTCGATCCGGATGGCTTTATCCCGAGCCGCATCAGTACTCATCTAAGACTTCCCTCCGCGCTTTTAAGTAATCTTTCATTGGAACTGGAATTTCTGAATTAACTGTTTGGACTGGTCCGCCGTCTTTGCCTGTAATGAACCGTACCGGGTT